TCTTACAGAAAAGAAAATGGAATAGAACGTGGTATTGCAAAAAATATTTTAAATGGATCTTATTATATTGATGATGCCGCACCATTTGTGGTTTATAAAGAACAAGTGCCAACAAATAGAATTGTAGTTAAAATGCAAACAAATGTTGGCAACGTAAACTTACAAGATTTTGTTAATTTTTCTTCAATAAATGCAGATCCGTTTTTTGGAGAATCAAATAAAACTACTCCCAAAAGATGGAAAATTCAATGTTTAAAAAATAATAATTGGGTAGACGCATATTCATTTAATGAAAATTCTACAAAAGCAGATGGCAGTCCTATAATTGGGCCAGATGGTTACGTAGAACTGGAATATGGGTTAGTAGTTCCAGATAAATATGCCGATATTTTTGTTTTTGCAGATATATATCCTTCAACTACGCTTCTTCCTGAATCTTCGATAAATGGATATGCTTATCTTGTTTTAGAAACAAATGACAGCATAGGAACATATTACATTTGGAATGGTATAGATCAGGCCTACGAAACATTTACTCCTACTTATGGGTGGACTGTTGGATCTGAATCAATTACTTCAAGAACTAACTTTGTATACACTTTAGTGTCACCACAATTTTTTACAGATCCAATAAATGGAGAATCTAAATCTAGAGAGTTTACCTACATTCGTGGCATTAGAATTGTTGCAGAAATAATGAATAAAAAAGATTCAACTTTTGATTTAATTGAAATGTCTCCGAGACTAGTTGTTGATGTATCTGATAATATTATAGATTACAATATAAAAAAATCTCTTTCAGATCTTGGAAACACCGCCTTGCCAGTTGGACAACTTTTAGCATCTACAGGATCTCTTTCTCTTTTTGATTCAGAACAAGCATTTAATCCAATTAATACAGATAGTATTATTAAAAATTATTTAAGAAAAAATATTAAATTTATTTTTTATGAAAAAATTCTTAATGTAGAAAATTATGATTATTGTGTACCTATAAAAACTTTGTATTCAGAAGGTATGCCACAGGCTGATGTAACTGGAGGTATTTTATCTTTAGAACTAAGAGATTTTTATTTCTTTTTAGAATCCATGCCAGCACCAAGAATGCTTGTTACAAATGTATCACTTAGTTATGCTATTTGTTTATTATTAGATTATATTGGCTTTGTTAACTATTCTTTTAAAAGAGTTGACAATGAACAAGATCCTATAATTCCTTATCTATTCATAGCACCAGATCAAAATGTTGCTGAAGTTTTAAACCAACTTGCAGTAGCAACACAAACATCAATGTTTTTTGATGAATATAATAATTTTATTGTAATGAGCAAAGACTATTTAATGCCAACACAACTTCAAAGAAATACAGATATGCAGTTGCTTGGAAACAGCAATCAGTCAGTTTCTGGCATTATTGAAAATCAAACAACCTCAAGCATACCAAACATTATTGCAATAAACAGTGAAGATAAAAAAGTATTTAATGATGGCAAAATAAATTATACAACAAGATACATTCAAAAAACTTATGGATCTGTTAACCAAGCAAACGTTCTTGACCAAGACAAGACTTGGATCTATAAACCAACTTTGCTTTGGGAAATCTCTGCAACTAATGCAACAAAAACAATTAATGAGTCTATTACTTCAAAAACAGAAAATTATATTTTATCAGCAATGCCATTAAACTCAGATTTATCTAGCGAATTACCAACTGTTTTAAATAATTCAATTATTAATAACACAATTGATATTGGAGAAAACGTATATTATTTAACAAGAAATCAAGGATATTTTTATTCAAACGGAGAAATTATAAGATATGATGCTGTACAGTACAGTGTTACTGGAGTTGGAAATGTATATATTTCTAACAATCAAGAATATCAAAAATATTTTGCAGCCCTTCCTTTTAACGGTAAAATATATCCAACGGGTCTTATTCGTATTTTTTCAACACCATACTACGAGTCAATTGATTCTTTAACAAGGTTGCAAGCAGGAGAGGTTTACGAACATGGTCGTGGTCAATTTGGAACTCAAGTAACTTCTCATTTTGCAGGAATAAATAATTATTGGTCTGATAATGAATATGTTCGTGGAATAGATATGCAGTCTCAATACTTATTTACAACAGAGACTAATCCTACAATGCCAGCAACATCTGTTGGTCCTGCGGGAATTAATAACAACTTGTCAAAACAAACATCTAGAAATGGAATTATTAAAAATTTAAACGCTACAAATTTTTTAACAGAAACAGAAGTAAATAAGTTGTCATCAACTCAGGCTGGAGTTGTTCAGGCTTCTGCTTTAATTATTGATGGACCATCATTTAAAACCACGGAAAAACCTATTAACTTTGTTTCCTATGTTTATAAAAAATTAGACAGTGCTTTTAAAGTATTTGGAACTAGAATTAGAGTAGTTGGCAAAATAGAAAATAATGAGATAAGGGGGCAAACCCCAATTGGCAGCATGCCTTATTATCAACTTGGTGCAACACAGCCAAATCAAAGCATTAGCATTGGTGGAGGTTCTGGAGGTATGGGTGTTTTAGTTAACCCTGAAACAAACAATGGATATTATTTTGAGATTATTGCATTAACAGAAAATAACATTGAATCATATTTAAATTTAAATGAAAAAGGCCAATCAAACATTTCTATTAACAATGTTGTATTTTATAAAATTAAAAAAGAAACTGCATCAGACAAAGCAATTCCAATTAAACTGTATGGCGGACTAACCCAAATAAATGTTGATAGCGGAAATTTTGCGGGGTATCAAAGAGCATCAGCAGAAGAAGACACAACAGTCTACGACTTAACAGTAGAGTATCAAGACATTGGTAACACTAGAAGGTTTTTCCTATATATTAATAATCAATTAATTCAAGTTGTTGACGACGTTGATCCACTTCCAATATATAACAATATGGCATTATTCTCCCGTGGATCTTCAAGATGCATGTTTGAACACGTTTATGCTTTATCTGGAAACTATGCTGAAGGTTTTGACTCTTCTGTAACAGAAACATTATCTAGCGCATTTAAGAATAAAGAAGTAAGCACTAATGAATCATTTAGAAAATATGCAATGAGTGGGGTTGTTCAATCAACCTATCTATCTGGAATAAGTGCACAGCAACCACCAAAATACAACATATACTTTGAGGAGTTTGGATCTATAATGCGAGAGTGTGCCTATTTTAATATTAGATATGATCGTGCATACCCAGCCCTATACTCTAAGTTAGCGCCACCAATTAATAAAAATCTTGCATACACGGTTTCTGGGTTTTATTCAGACTCATATGGTGCTGAGTTTTTAGTATTTAATTCAACAGATAACTTTTTAGTATTAGATGAAACAGGTGTAAATCCTTTAAGAATTCAAGGAATTGCTTTTACGCAAAATACAACCCATGAATTAACAGTAGACGAATACTTTAAGAAAAAAGGAAATCTTTCAAATCCACCGTTCAAAGGAAATACATTAACCTATTCCCCATTAGTTCAAAAAAACAAATATGATGAAATTAAGTTAAGTAGGTTAATTTATGGTAAAAATGAATTTTCTATAAGCACTGACTATATTCAAACACAAGATGACGCAGAAGCCTTAATGGGATGGATTGTTAGTAAAATTATGAATCCTAAAAAATCAATTGGAGTAAAAGTTTTTGCTACTCCTACAATTCAATTAGGAGATATTTTAACAATCAATTATAAAAATGGCGACTTAGATCTAGTTGCTTTACCAACCGATAGGTTTGTAGTATATAATATAGAGTATTCAAGAACTGTAGATGGTCCAGATATGACTATTTATTTGAGCGAGGTGTAGAATGTCAATTAGTTTATCTGCAACACCGCAGACCCCTATAACTTTAAACCAAATACTATCAACTTCAAATGTTAGTCAAATAAAGGCAGCCACACCAGATATTATTTTATTTGAAGATGACAGCGTTTTAATAAATGAAATGGCAACTTTATATTTTGAAGACCTTGCTGCTCAAGAATTAGTAAGCATATCAAGAAATGACACAATTAATGGACAAGACATATCTTATGAAGTAATAAAAAATATTAAATCGTTACAACAATCCTATAATCCTAATAATATTCTAGGCTTACAAAAAACATCGGATCAATATTTTTCTGGATTTTCTATTAGTTTTGATCAAAAAGTTCCAAATGTCGGTAATGGTTTAAATGAAGCAAATGTCTACGTTGACGATCAAGGTAATTTAGTTATAGAAACAATAAATTTAAACAGTGATGAACAAATTGAGGTTGAATTAAGCACAGGTGGTACAATATATATTGTGCAATTTGATGGGAATGAATCATGATAACCAACATTGGGAAAAAGATTATTGGCAAGTATTTGATTGGTCAGGCTCCAGCCTATGCATCATACATTGCAATTGGCTGCGGCCCAACACCATTAAACACTAACGATGTAACTGAAGATTTGTCTGATAAAAAATCTTTAGATTTTGAAATGTTTCGTGTTCCAATTTCTTCTAGAGGATTTGTAAACGAAAACGGTATAGATAAAATTGTTTTTACCGCAGAATTACCAACAGAAGAAAGATACGAAATATCAGAAATAGGTTTATATTCTGCTGGAGCCAATCCATCTGCTGGAGTTTATGATAGTAAAACAATTTTTGCATTTACAACAACAGAAAACTGGCAATATGCTACAACTGCTGCAACAACATCAATTCAATCTTTTGTTACACCACTTGATACAGCAGGTGATAATGTTATTTCTGTTGCAAATCCAGTGTTTTCAACAAATGCCGATAACACTATTTTTTTTAACCCATCTCGTTCTTCTAAATATGAGCGCTGTAGATTTTTAAATAATATTATTTGTATGCAAGGAGACACTTCAGATCTTACTTTAAGTGAGGATAGCGGTCCAACTCTTGATCATTTTGTAATTGAAAATGGATCTAGTCATATAAGGCTAACTGGTGCCAACATTGATTTATCAAAAAATTCTCCAAAAGATGAATTAAAACTAGCATTTTCTTTAATAAATAAAGATGGAAACTCAGCATCAATACCTGAAACAATTAGAGTTTTAGTTGAGTTTTCTTCTCCCGATGGAACACAGTATGCTAGATTTGAGGCAGAAGTAAACCAAGGAAGTTCTGGAAATTTAGAAAATTCAATTGCAGATTTTCAAACTAATAGATATTTTGTAATATCAAAAGAGTTGCAAGATTTATACAAAACAGAAAATTTTAGTTGGGAAGTAGCAACTGTAGTAAAAATTTATGCTTGTATTATTACAGATGAAAGTGGACAATTTAATGTCCCTTCCGATCATTACTATATTGCATTAGATGCTTTAAGATTAGAAAACACTCAAACAGTTAATCCACTTTATGGACTAACAGGATATTCTATTGTAAAAAATCAAGACGAAGAAACTGTTATAAAGTCTCCTAATACTAGTAATTATGTTGAGTTTAGATTTTCTGTTGGTGTGTCATAATGGCTGATCCAGGAATTAAAAAATTAACTATTCCAAAAAATCAATTGCCACCAGTAAGTGACAATAATCAATATATTTTAAGATATAGGATTGTCTCGGATGACAAAAACAGAGCCTCTCATTATTCTACTATTTTTTTAGCCACGGCCAATGAAATTCAGCCTGTAAGCGGAAACCTTTCAATTAGCGGAAATAGTTTAGTTGCAGTCTGGGGTGATGAAAACAATAGACCTAAATATGATATTTTTGTAAAATTTGACAATGGAACATATCAATATCACGGAACATCTCCAATACACACATATGGATTTCTTAAAACTGGTACAATAAATGTTAGAGTTGCCGTACAGGTTGAAGGAATTAACAAGAAAAGAAATGCTGAATTAACTATATTTGAATCAAATTTAGTTTCCTTGGTATAATTAAACAGGAGGATACATGTCAAAAATACCATTACCAGAACGTGGGCAACCACTAGATGTCACATATATATATGAATTAGCCAAGGCAGTAAATGACTTGTCTACACAGATCTCTTCTGCAAGTTATAATTTTACAACTATTGATAACGGATCTTCCAATAAAGAAACAATAAAAACATCAAATGCAAAAATAATAGGAGCATACATTCCAATCTTTTCAAATAGTACAGTTAGCGCAGGTAATGAAAAGGCCTTTACTTATTCGTTTCAAAGTGAGTTCAAGTTTCCTCCAATAGTTACAGCAACAGCAAAAAACATTACTGGAGAAGCAGCAGGACAAAATGTTACAGTTGTTTTACGAGATATAACAACATCTAAAGTTGATGGCTTTGTTAGGTTTAATGCTTCTGGTAATTTGTCTTTGGCCGTAAACCTAATTGCTGTTGGACTTCCAAACTAAAAATAATTATTATATGATTTTTTGTAAAAAATGTTCTGGAAGACTGTTTGTTGATAGACAATACACAAGTTCTCAACATTTAGAAACCTATTGCATTAGATGTGGAACTAGAAACTTTTATCATCCACCTCAACAAAGCGAGGAGGGAAGATGGCTACTAGAAAAGGAATCATTGAGAGCCAAACTTACAATAACGAGTCTATAATAAAGGGAAGTAAAAAAATTTGGTTTCTTAATGGAGACCTTGTAAGGCTGTATCATAGTTCAAGGTCCACTGGTTTAGTTTCAGTATATAACATTAACAAAGATAGAATTGAAACTTGTCTTCGTATTGACTTTAGAAAAAAAAGAGAAAAGGCATACACGATTGCTGAAACTGCTATACTAATTAATCGTCATAGGAAGTATATTCCAAGTTTAATAAAACGAGGAGTCATTCCACCTCCAGTCGGATCTAGCATTAATGGTAAGACTGGTTGGCAAATAAGATCTTACTATTCAGAAAGCGCAGTAAAGGTAATTCGTGATATACTGGCATCTATACATATTGGGCAACCAAGAAAAGATGGTTTAGTAACAAATAACATGACTCCAACAAATCAGGAGTTGACACGACGAATGGGTGAGGGTATACTTACATATACAAAGACAGATGACGGAAGGTATATTCCTATCTGGTCAGAAAATATTTAAAAGAAAAGGTGGGGATAATGGAAAACGAAAATACAAAAATATCAGTAACACTTGGATATACGTTAAACCTTGGAAACTTTCAATCATTAAGACTTGATCTTGGTGTTGTAGATTCTAAGCGTGATGGTGAAAACTCAGATCAGGCTTTTGACAGAGTTTATAAGTTTGTAGAAGACAAACTAACAGAAAAAATTAAAGAAGCACAATCAGAGGCTGACGGCACAGATTAATGGCTGAACGCAAAGACCGTATGGCTTTGCTCAGCAGATATAGTAAATTGCACACAGCAAGATACCAGCAAAAGCCATCTTTAAATTTAAACGTAGAGCAGTGGTCTTCCGATGCCCTAGTAGAATCTTATGGTATTTCAGAGTGCTACGATTTACTTGATTATTATTTTAGTATCGCAGAAGAACCTAGTTGGAATCATTTTGCATATAATGCAGAAAAAATTATTAGTGGTAAGATAGAAACAAAGAAAGATATTGAAGAAAGATTAGAACGCAGGAAATTAGCAAGAAGGTGGCTTAGTGAATAATACAGAAGCAAAAGTTATATCAGCACTATTGCAAGATAAACAAATGCACGTTTTGTTGCAAGCAAATGTAGAAAATCTTCTTAGAACCCATAGCGATGTTTGGAATTTTATTCGTTTGTATTTTGATAACAACAGCGTAGTTCCACCCACTTCTTTAGTAGTAGAAAAGTTTAGAGATTTTCAACCAATAGAAAATATTGGTGCTACTAAACATCATCTTGAAGAATTGCAAACAGAGTATTTAAACGATAGCCTAAAAGACATCTTAAGGTCTGCTGCAGGTGAGGTTCAAATTGGAAATGGCACTGAAGCACTTAATGGACTTATTACAAAAACTTCTGAGTTAAAAAAGAACACATCCGCTATTCGTGATATTGATGCAACCGATTTAGATTCTGCTGTTGCATATTTTGAAAAGATTCAGGCTCAAAAAGAAACTGGTCAAGTCGGAATTAAAACAGGATTGCCAGGTTTTGACAACTACCTACCATCTGGAATAATGCCAGGACAACTTGGTGTGTTTCTTGCTTATCCTGGAATTGGTAAGTCATGGCTTGCACTTTATTTTGCAGTTCAAGCATGGAAGCAAGGTAAATCTCCCCTAGTAATATCCCTTGAAATGTCTGAAACAGAGGTTCGTAATCGTGTATTTGCTATTATGGGTGAGGGAATTTGGTCTCATCGCAAACTTAGTAATGGTGAAGTAGAACTTGATATGCTTAAGACTTGGCATGCTAATAAAATTGCAGGTAAGCCAGAGTTTCACATTATTTCAAATGACAATGGTGGAGAAGTAAACCCATCCGTTGTGCGTGGAAAGATTGATCAATACAAACCAGATTTTGTTATTGTGGATTATTTACAACTTATGTCACCTAATCAAAAATCTGAAAATGAAACGGTACGCATGAAAAACCTTTCAAGAGAACTTAAACTTATGGCTATTAGCGAAGAAGTTCCAATTATGGCTATTTCATCTGCTACTCCTGATGATGTAAAAGATTTAAGTAGTGCTCCTACTCTTGGTCAAACTGCCTGGTCTAGACAAATTGCATATGATGCTGACTGGGTTATGGCTCTTGGTCGTGCTACTAATAGTGATATTATTGAATGCGTATTTAGAAAAAACAGAAATGGTTTTATGGGAGATTTTTTAGTGCAGGTAGACTTTGATAGAGGTTATTATAGATACAAGGACTACGAAGATGGTAAATAGTTTTTACAGTAAAGAACAAATACAAAGAGTTCTTGGTGGCGCAGGTATTGATATAGAAGCAGAGTTTGGTAATGATTTTATTATTTATTGCCCATATCATAATAACACTAGAACTCCCGCTGCTGAAGTTGCAAAAGATAGTGGATTGTTTTTTTGCTTTGGATGTCAAACAACTAAAAATCTTGAAGAATTTGTAATGTTTGTAACTGGTAGAACTTATTTTGAAGCAGCACGGTATATAAAAAGCAAACAAACAGAAACCAACATTGAAAGTGTAATTAATAAAGCAATGTATGCTCCGCCAGATTTTGTCCAATATGATGAAATATTAATCAAAAGATTAAATAATCAGGCCCTTGAATCACCAAGAGCAATGAGATATTATGCTGGAAGATATATAACAGAAGATTCAGTAAAAAAGTTTGGACTTGGATATTCAGAAAAACAAGATATGTTGACTATACCAGTTCACTCTCCAGATGGGCTAACACTTGGCTTTGTTGGTAGATCCGTAGAAGGTAAAGAGTTTAAGAATACTCCAGGACTTCCAAAAGGTAAAATATTATTTAACTTACACAGAATTAAAGCATCTAGCACTGTGTATGTGGTTGAATCATCTTTTGATGCTATAAGGTTAGACCAAGTAGGATTCCCAGCAGTTGCAACACTGGGGGCTAATGTATCTGCATCGCAGATTAAACTATTAGCAAAGTACTTCAATAACGTTGTACTTGTTGCAGACAATGATGAGGCTGGCACAATAATGAAAGATAAGTTAATTGAAAAACTTGGATCATTAGTCACCGTAATCAACATAGATAAAAAATATAAAGACATAGGCGACATGGATGATGAGGCAATCAGAAACATTAAGTTTCAGTTTGACAAATCCATAGCCTCTATGCTAAACTAATATAACAAATCGAAGGAGAATATATGAGCGTAATAAAGGGACTCAAGAATATAAATGCCCTGCTCGACAAGCCAAAATATGATGAAAACTCACCAAAGGTAAGATGGCTTAAACTTGCCGATGGTCAAGCAGCAAAAATTCGTTTCATTGAAGAACTAGATGAGGACTCTGCAAACTACAGTGCAGATCGTGGCCTTGCTTTAGTTGTCAAAGAACATACAAATCCAAAAGACTACAAGCGCAAGGCTGTAGATACAATGGAATCAGAAGGTCGTGACTGGGCAGAAGAAATGCATCGTAAGGATCCAAAGGCTGGCTGGAGAGCACGTCTTCGTTTCTATTGCAATGTTCTAGTAGACGATGGCATTGAAGCACCATATGTGGCTATTTGGTCAATGGGTGTTAGCAAGCAATCAGCATTTAATACAATTCGTGAGTATGCACTTGAAACAGGTAGCATCTCAAACGTAGTCTGGAAAGTAAAACGAAATGGTCAGGGTACTGAAACAAGTTATACAACCATTCCTAGCGCACCAGATACAGAACCATTTAAGTGGGCAGATATAAAGCCTTATCCTCTTGAGTTAGCATTAAAGAAAATTCCTTATGCTGAACAAGAAGCATTCTATCTTGGGTTTGATGGCCCAACAACTTCATCTGCTACCAACGTAGACTGGTAATAGATGAACTATGTAGGCTTACATGTTCATACTCACTACTCCCTATTTGACGGCATAGCAACTCCACAAGAGTATGTAGACCGTGCTAGCAAGTTGGGTATGAACGCTCTTGCAATTACAGATCACGGTACACTTTCTGGTCACAGAGAGTTGTATCGTGCTGCAAAAGAAAAGGGTATTAAGCCAATCCTTGGTTTAGAAGGATACATGTGTGCAGACATATCAGATAAAAGAGATAAGTCTGAAAGAGAAGGTCAACAAGATCTTGTTTATAACCACATTGTCCTTCTAGCCAAGAACCAAAAAGGTTTGGAAAACCTTAACAAGATTAGTGAGATTGCATGGACAGATGGGTTTTTTAAGAAACCAAGGTTTGACTTTGAGATTCTTAAAAAGTATAAAGAAGGAATTATTGTAACGTCTGCTTGTCCTAGTAGCGTTATTGTTAAAGCATTAGAAGAGCAAGAGTTTGCAATTGCTAAAAAGAACATTAACTGGTTTAAAGATAACTTTGGTAGCGATTACTACATTGAGGTTATGCCACACAATACACCAGAAATAAATAAATATCTTATTGAACTTGCTGATGAATTTGGTATAAAGGTTGTTGTTACGCCAGACTGTCATCATTCAGATACATTGCAAAGAGAAATACAAGAGTTTAAATTAATTTTAAATACACATGAAAAAATAAAAAAAGAAGCAACATACGAAAAGTCTAAAAAGAAAACAGACATGATGGAACGACTTGATTATTTATACGGACAAGACCGCCAAATAACATTTAACAAATTTGATATTCATCTATTATCTTATGAAGAAATTAAGGCAGCAATGGAACTGCAGGGTATTGATCGACCAGACATATACTCAAACACAATACTTTTGGCAGATACAGTAGAAGACTATGACATTAAAGATGGGCTAAATCTTTTACCAGTTCAATATAAAAACCCAGATCAAGAGTTAGCAAACTTAGCGTTTGCAGGACTTGAAAAGTATCGGCTTACCGATAACTGGCTTGGAAATGATATTTATGAACAAAGACTTGACGAAGAGTTAGAAATTATTCGTAATAAAAAATTTGCACCATATTTTCTTGTAGTAAGCAACATGATTAATTGGGCTAAAAAAGAAGGTGTTTTAGTTGGTCCAGGTCGTGGATCATCTGCTGGTTCTTTAGTTTGTTATTTACTTGGTATTACAACAATTGATCCAATAGAACATGGTCTTTTGTTTTTTCGTTTTATTAATCCAGAACGTAACGACTTTCCTGATATTGATACGGACATTCAAGATACTCGTCGTGATGAAGTAAAAGATTATTTAGTTAGACAGTATAGACACGTAGCATCTATTGCTACATTCCTTGAGTTTAAAGATAAAGGTGTTGTAAGAGATGTTGCACGAGTTTTAGATATACCATTAACAGATGTTAACAAAGTATTAAAGTTAGTCGATACTTGGGATGAATATTGTACCTCTAAAACTACACTGTGGTTTAGAGAAAAATATCCAGAGGTGGAGATTTATGGAGAACAATTACGTGGTCGTATTAGAGGTACTGGCATTCATGCTGCTGGTGTGGTTACTAGTAAGGATCCAATATTTAGGTATGCGCCATTGGAAACTCGCTCTTCTCCTGGATCCGATGATCGCATTCCTGTGGTTGGTGTTGATATGGAAGAGGCTGAAAAGATTGGTCTTATTAAAATTGACGCATTAGGTCTTAAAACTTTAAGCGTAGTAAAAGATGCTATTGATATGATTAAACAAAATCACTACAAAGACATCGATCTTTTATCAATTGATATGGCAGATCCCAAAGTATATGAGATGCTTTCAGACGGGTATACAAAAGGTGTATTCCAGTGTGAAGCAACACCATATACAAACCTCCTAGTAAAAATGGGAGTAAAGAACTTTAATGAGTTAGCAGCATCAAATGCTTTAGTTCGTCCAGGTGCTATGAATACTATTGGTAAAGACTATATTGCTCGTAAGCATGGTAAGCAGAATGTTTCCTATACCCACCAAATTATGAAAGAGTTCACAGATGATACATATGGGTGTATCCTGTATCAAGAGCAAGTTATGCAGGCTTGTGTTTACCTAGGTGGAATGTCAATGTCTGATGCTGACAAGGTACGTAAAATTATTGGAAAGAAAAAAGATGCAAAAGAGTTCGATATTTATAAAGAACGTTTTATTACTGGCGCTTCTGCCTATATTGCTCCCAATCAGGCTCGTGATCTATGGCATGACTTTGAGGCGCATGCGGGATACTCGTTCAACAAGTCTCATGCGGTTGCTTATTCTACGCTCTCGTATTGGACGGCGTGGTTAAAATATTATTATCCACTTGAATTTATGTTTGCTCTTCTTAAAAATGAAAAAGATAAAGATGGTAGAACAGAATATCTTATTGAAGCAAAACGCATGGGGATCTCTATTAAACTTCCACACATTAATGACTCAGATCTCGATTTTAAAATTGAAGGTAAGGGTATAAGGTTTGGGCTAACAGGAATTAAGTTTATTTCTAATAACATTGCTGCAAAATATATTGCTGCTCGTCCATTTAAAACATACAAAGAACTTGAAGAATTTACTTTTACAAAAGGTAATGGTGTAAATAGCCGAGCACTTAATGCTCTTAGACTTGTTGGTGCAGCAACATTTCCTGACAATGAGAGAAACGATAGTGAAATTAAAGAAAATATTTATGAATATTTAAATCTTCCAGAATTTAATATAACGATTCCTTCACACTATTATGCATTTATTCAAGACATTGATTCATTTGAAGAAAAAGGATCATACATTTTAATGGGTATGGTTAAAACAATTAAACGAGGAAAGGGATGGTCACGAGTTGAAATTCTGGACAAAACTGGGAGTATTGGTATATTTGATGAAGAATCAACGACTATTGAGACGGGTCGTACTTACTTGGTTCTTGCTAATGACAATAGGATTGTATCTGCAATTCCTGTTGATGAAATAAAAGAATCTTCAAATGCACTTGTTAAATTTTTAGGTTATAAACAATTACCATATAGCGAAGAAGAGATGTTTGTTGTTTCTTTTAAATCAAGAGTTACAAAGGCTGGAAAAAAAATGGCTTCTTTAACTTTAGCAGATACAGCAAGGGATTTACATTCAGTAACAGTATTTCCAACTGCATTTCCTAAAGCGTATATGCACATTGAAGAAGGCAAATCATATAAGTTTAGTTTCGGTAAAACTAAAGATGGAACAGTTATAATGGAGGATGTAAATGTCAGTTAGTGTAGAAGATGTATTATCTCAGTTAGACCCAAGGATTAGAAAACGTCTTGGAACAGGAGAGGGAGTTACTTTTGAGTATCAGCCAACTCCAAGTTTTGGATTAAATCGTGCTTTAGGTGGTGGACTACCATACGGCAGACAAGTACTTATATGGGGTAGTAAATCATCTGCTAAATCATCTATGTGTTTACAAATGATTGCCTTAGCCCAAGCAGAAGGAAAAGTTTGTGCGTGGATTGATTCTGAAATGTCATACTCAGAAGATTGGGCTAAAAAACTTGGGGTAGATCCAACAAAGTTAATCTATTCACAAGCAAGAACTATTAGCGATATGGTAGATGTTGGCGTCGGTCTTATTAATGCTGGTGTTGACTTAATTGTAATTGATTCAATTACTTCAATGCTTCCTGCTATATACTTTGAAAAAGATTCAAATGAAATGAAGGCTTTGGAAAATACAAAGCAGATTGGAGCAGAGTCTCGTGACTTTAGTAATGCTTGGAAAATGCTTAATTATGCAAATAATAAAGTTAAGCCAACTCTTTTGGTTCTTATTAGTCAGAGCCGTAACAATATTAACGCTATGTATACTAGCCAGCAGCCTTCTGGTGGGCAGGCTACTAAGTTCTATTCATCTTGCGTTATCAAATTATTTTCCTCTGAGTCTGACAATCAGGCTATCAAGGGTAAGATTAAGGTTGGCGATAAACTCATTGAAGAAAAAATTGGTAGAAAAATTCGTTGGGAGTTACAATTTTCTAAAACGTCTCCTGGATTCCAATCTGGGGAATACGATTTCTACTTCCGTGGAGATGATATTGGTCTTGATGCTATTGGTGATCTTGTTGATACGGCTGAATCACTTGGTTTAGTAGAAAGAACAGGTGCTTGGTATCTTCTTCCAGATGGCACAAAGGTTCAAGGTAGAGAAGGTTTTATAAATCGTGTTAAAGAAGATTTAGATTTACAAGAACACATTAAGGCAAAAATAATTAATGCTTGAGCCAAAGTTTACTGTATATCCTGGAAAATGGCCTTGTAAAACTTGTCAAGAAATTGTAACATATTTAAGATATTGGAGAGAAACTGGAGATGCAACATGGATGTGTACACAAAAACATATATCAAAAGTTGGACTTATACCTCCAAAGAAAAAAAAGAAAGATTTTATAAATGAGTGAAAAAAATGAATCAAAAAGAATAGGTGCAAAACAACACAAAAATTCAGGTAGAAACACACAAAAGGGTGATGCGACTTGGAGACAGTTTGTTGTTGATTTTAAAGAAGCCAATAAATCTTTTACATTAAATAAAGATGTGTGGGCAAAGGTTGTTACAGATTCTATTCAAGCGGGTAGAGATAAATCTCCAGCCATTGTTGTAGTCCTTGGAGAGGGTAATACAAAAGTAAGACTTGCTATAATTGAAATGGATTTGTTAGAACAGTTAACAGAGGAGAAATAACATGACAGAACAAGCACAGCCAACAAGTACAACATTGGAAATGGTTAATGGTTTAACAGAAATTGCTGATTATATGAAAGATGAAGAGTTAACTATTGCTTTAACTATGATTGCTAAGTTAATTCTTAAACCAGATGTTCCGTTAAATGTTGCTACTATTGAAATAGTAAGGCTACAAGCAATTGCAGCAAAGATGTCCTTTAGGGCTACGTGGATGGCTAATGTAGATAAATCTGACAGGGCAAAGAAAAACATATACTTTACAGCAGCAGAATCAATCAAAGATCTAGTATCAGCGCTTAAATACATCATACGCTGAACTGGTATACTTATATAAAACAAAGGATAAATATGACTAAGAATTTACTACAAAGCGTTATGGTTAAAAGTGGCAGTTCAGATAAACCAGCATTTGATGTTTCAGGAATAATAGAAAAAATGCATGAAGGTTATTTGTTTGACTTAGAACCAAAAAAACTTACTAAAAAAACTTTTGCTCCATCTACTATAACCTATAGCGATGGAAATGGAGTTTGTCCTAGATATTGGTATCTTGCTTTTGAAGGTAGTATTTTTGAAAGTTATAGCACTCCATTTGACATAGCCAATATGAGTAGTGGAACTCTTTCTCACAGCAGAATTGAAAAGGCATTAAGGCATTCAGGAATTGCAAGAATATATAAAAAAGAAAATCCTAAAACTGGAGAATTAGAAGACACGACAGAGTTTAAAGTTACAAGTTCTAATCCTCCAATTTTTGGATATGGAGATTGCATGCTTGTTTGGAATGAAGAAGAAATTGTTGGAGAAATAAAAACACAAAACAATGAAGCCTTTGAGTATAGAAAAAGAGCCAACAAGCCAAAACAAGATCACGTAGCACAAGTTTTAATTTACATGAAAATTTTAGGTAGATCTAAAGGTATTATTATTTATGAAAATAAAAACAATCATGAACTTTTATTATTTCCTATTGAAGTCAATGATGCTTATAGATCTTGGATTAATAATACTTTTGATTGGATGAATGAAGTTCACGCTTCTTGGAAAAATAAAGAGTTACCAATTAAAAATTATAGAAATAATGCCAAGATTTGTAAAAAATGTCCAGTTAAAAAAGCATGTGATGATGCTGGTGCTGGCGTTGTTAAGATTAAATCTTTGGAGAAGTTGATTGAAAATTTGTGAAAATTGTGAAATAGTTTTTAAACCCAAAGTAACTTATCAAATTTATTGTGGGACAGAATGTCGTGATGTTGCAACAAAAAGTAAGATTGCTTTAAGATATAATATAACACGAACACAAAAAAGAATTGGAAAAGTTAGAAAATGTTTAGGCGGTTGTAAGGTAGATCTTTCAATATATAATGAATCTGGTTTTTGTTCTAATTGTAATGTAAGCAAAAAGTCAGTAGACAAAATGTTAAAACAAATAAAAGGATTTTTTGATTATGAACAAGACTAAGTGGGGTGCAATTGTGGAGCCAAATAAAATTTGTGCTATTGATGCTAGTACTAATAGTCTTGCTTTTGCATTGTTTGAAAACAAAAAACTTGGCACTATTGGAAAAATAAAATTTGAAGGTAACACAAATTATGAAAAAGTAATGGATGCTTGTGCCAAAACAAAAGCATTTTTTGAATATTCTGGTGGCTTTGAAGCAATAGTGATTGAACACACAGTTTTTATGAATAGCCCTAAGACTGCTGCAGATCTTGCATTAGTTCAAGGTGCACTCCTTGGCGCAGCGGGTTTAACTGGAACAAAACAAATAGGGACCGTAGCCCCAATTACTTGGCAAAACTATTTAGGAAATAAAAAGTTGAGTAAAGAAGAACAGTTAGAAATTAGAGTTACAAACCCTGGAAAATCAATATCTTGGTATAAAACATTTGAACGGCAGACAAGAAAAGAAAGGACAATAAAATTAATTGAAATTAACTATAATAAAATCATTAACGATAATGACGTTGCTGACGCTTGTGGCATCGGCCATTGGGCTATTAATAATTGGAATAAAGCAATAGGGGGAGCAGAATAATGCCAGAGTTAAATGCAAACATACCACCTATAGAATGTTATGTGCGTGGAAACTATTTAAGGAATCAGTTAGACAGTCATGACAAATATTTTCCATGTGTTATATTTGGTGTTGCTAGTATAAAAAGTAGAAGTCCTTTATTTCATATAATGATGGAGGATGGCGGATTATGGTGGAGATTACCAATTAGTGCATTTTGTACAAAGCCTGGAGTTCCTGAATCAGACATACATAATTTAGTTTTATGGAATGCATTTAGCCATCACATATCTGTAACTAAATTTGAAAATCTTACAAACCTTAGAATGTCATACATTGATAGAACAAAAACAATGCACAAAGGTACTTACTTGTTTACTCTTGATTGGCATAACCCAGATACTAACGTAATGGATGATGGATACTCTGAGAGTCCTTCTGAACATAAATGTGGACATGTAATACAAAGAGATGATGGAAACTTTGCTATTCAACCTAACAATAGAGTTCGCATATACGAACCTTCTTTTACTTTAAAAAAGGATTATGTTATAGATAGAATAATTAATGATTATAAGTGGGACGTAGAAAATCAAGACAAGTGGACGCTAGAAGACAGTAATAGGTTTAATTATGATATTAATGAGACTGAGGTTGACAAATAATCTTATGACTGGTAAACTATATACAAGCGAGGTTTGGCTTCGTAAGAGATATCTTATAGATAAAAAATCTCCACAAGATATTGCTAAAGAGTGTGGGGCAAGCATAGAAACAATCTATGTGTACCTTGCAAAATTTGGATTAAGGAAATCAAAACGATGAGTAATAATTTAAATATTACGGTTGATCAAGTTAACCACCCCTTACACTACACAACTGATCCTAGTGGAGTTGAGTGTATACAGATTACACGTCATCGCAATTTTAATATTGGAAATGCTTTTAAATATTTGTGGAGAGCAGGACTTAAAGATGAACAAAAAACAATCCAAGATTTAGAAAAAGCAATTTTTTATATTAAAGATGAGATTAATCGCTTAGAAGGAAAATACCATGTCAACTGAAACAGAACTGATTGAACATTTAGATGAAGTAAACAAAGTAGTTACAGAATATCTAAAGGGTCAAGACCCAACAAAAATATCTAAAGAACTGGACATGCCTAGAACTCGTGTTGTTGCATTAATTAATGAGTGGAAAGTTATGGCATCTGCAAATGATGCAATCCGTGCTCGTGCTAAAGAAGCCCTTGCTGGAGCAGATACTCATTACACTAAACTTATTACAAAGGCTTATGAAGTAATTGATGAATCAAGTATGACTAATAACCTTAGTGCAAAAACTCAGGCCATTAAACTTGTTATGGATATTGAAAAATCTAGAATTGAAATGCTTCAAAAGGCTGGCTTGTTAGAAAATAAAGAACTTGCCGAAGAGATGATTCAAATTGAAAGACGACAAGAAGTCCTTGTTGAAATACTTAGAGAGATTGCTTCTACACATCCAGAGGTTCGTGATTTAATTATGCATAGGCTTTCAAAAATTGCAAAAGAAGGCGAAGTGATTACAATTGTCCAAGATGTTTAATGATTTTTTAGACGTATTAAAAGAAAATCAATTTAATGAAAAACCAGTAGATGTTAAAACATTTGTTGAGTCATCTGAATATCTTGGTCAACCAACCTTGTCACCAATTCAATATGACATAGTAGAAGCAATGAGTCAAATATATAAAAAAGAAGATTTACAAGAACTTTATGGATCTGTAGAGGGGGCTAGATACTATGAAAAATATACAAAAAATGAAATCATATTACAGTTGGGGAAGGGTAGCGGTAAAGATTTTACTTCCACTGTTGCTTGTGCTTACATTGTTTATAAGTTACTTTGTCTTAAAGACCCCGCAAAATACTTCGGAAAACCAAGCGGAGATGCAATAGATTTAATTAACGTTGCTATTAACGCACAACAGGCTAAGAATGTTTTCTTTAAAGGTTTTAAAACAAAGATTGAAAAGTCTCCTTGGTTTGCAGGTAAATATAATGCTAAGGCTGATAGTGTTGAGTTTGATAAATCAATTACTGTTTACTCTGGACATTCAGAGAGAGAATCTCATGAAGGTTTAAACTTGTTGCTTGCAGTACTTGATGAAATTTCTGGATTTGTTTCTGAAGTTGGAACTGGTAATGAACAAGGCAAGACTGCAGAAAATATCTATAAAGCATTTCGTGGATCGGTAGACTCTCGTTTTCCAGATCTTGGCAAAGTTGTTCTTCTTTCATTTCCTCGTTATCAGGGTGACTTTATTTCAAAACGGTATGAAGATGTAATTATGGAAAAAGAATCAATAGAAAAAAAACATACCTTTATTATGAATGAAGAATTACCACACGATGATCCAAGCAATCAATTTGAAATTACATGGGAAGAAGATCAAATTATTTCCTATAAAGTTCCAAGGGTATTAGCATTTAAAAGACCTACTTGGGAAGTAAATCCAACAAGAAAAATAGATGATTTTAAACTAGCATTCTATACAGACCTTGGCGATGCCATGATGCGTTTTGCATGTGTTCCAACGTATGCATCAGATGCTTTCTTTAAACAAAAAGAAAAGTTAGAAAAATGTATGAATACAAGAAACCCTATAGATTCGTTTAAAAGGTTTGAAGAAACATTTAAACCAGATCCAGAAAAAATATACTATATTCATGCAGACCTTGCACAAAAACATGACAAGTGTGCTATTGCTATTGCACATGTTGATAAATGGGTTAACATTCAAGTTATTAAAGATTATGAGCAGGTAGCACCCATAGTTGTTGTTGATGCTGTTGTGTGGTGGGAACCAAGATCAGAGGGTCCAGTTAATTTATCTGAAGTAAAACAATGGATAATTAATTTACGCAGAGAAGGATTTAATCTTGGTATGGTTTCTTTTGACCGATGGCAATCATTTGATATTCAAAATGAACTACAGGCTGTTGGAATTAAAACAGAAACTGTTTCAGTTGCTAAAAAACATTACGAAGATTTAGCAATGATGATTTATGAAGAGCGAGTGGCAATCCCTATGATTCCATTATTATTAGAAGAAATGTCAGAATTAAAAATTATGAAGGGTAATAGAGTGGATCACCCTCGTAAAAAATCCAAAGACTTAGCAGATGCGGTCTGTGGAGCAGTGTTTGGGGCAATATCTCATACCCCAAAAAATAATAATACAGAAATTGAGGTCCATACCTGGAGTTCTGCAACTCGACTTGCGGAGAAAACTCAACGTATGGTAGAATTAGATAATCGAGAAATGCCTAACGATGTTAAGGATTTTCTAGATAATCTAAACTTAATATAAACTAATAAGGAGAAGAATGAACTCATTCAAGAAAGTATCGCTAATCATCGCTGCAGCCCTGACTAGCACAATGCTCGTATCGCCAGCAGCGCAAGCAAATGCTGGAACTGTCACATTAACAGTGGCGGGATCTGCAGCAACAGGTGGAACAGTAGTAACAACTCCTGTATCTCTACCAGTGCCAGCAGACAACAGTATCGATGCAGCAGATGCATTAAAGATTGCTGTAACATCAGTAGACACAGGAACAGTAGTAACAGCAGTTGCAGTAAATGCAACTATTGTGCCTGCTCTTGCAGCAACTGGTTCAGCAGTAACAGCATCATCTGGAACATCAACACTATCAATTGCAACAGGAACTGGAACATCAGCAGACTTTTATGTATATACTAAAAGTACAGCAGTAGGATCAGTGTCCATTACTCGTGCTGGAACTACAACAATTTATTATGTTCAAGGTACCGCAGGTGCGCTGAACTCAATTACATTGACCGCTCCTGCTTCAGCAGCAGCAGGTACATCACAAGTACTTAAAGTATCTGGCTTTGACGTGTTCGGTAATCTAAAAGGTGGAGCCACAATTAATACATTGGTTTCAAACTCTGGTGCAGCAACTGCAACAGCATTAACAACTGACACAGCAACAGCAACAATTGGAACAAAAGAGCAGACAATTACAATTCCTGCAACTGGTTCAGTAACAGTAGTTGCATATGCAACAGTAGCATCAGCCGTAACAGGCTTAGCAGCACCAGTTGGTTCTGTAAGCGCTACAATTGTAGTTCGTGATATTGCATCAGAACTTGCAGCAAAGAATGCAGAGTTAGCAGTTGCTAATTCAGCACTAGCAGCAGAACGTGCTGGACGTGCAGCCGATAAGGTAGCATCAGATTCAGCAACAGCAACTTTAAAGGCAGAAAACGAAACTTTAAAGAATATTATTGCAGATCTAAAAGCAAAATTCAATGCTTTGGCTAAAAAGTGGAATGCAAAATTCCCTAAGTTAAAGGTAAATTGGATTAAGTAATTACTTAAATTAAAAGGGTTAGCCAAGTGCTAGCCCTTTTTTTTATTTAAAAAATGGTATAATTACTAATATAATTACACATAGGAGACCACCACTCAATTGACCAATTTTAAACGAAGACTAATATTAGGCTTTGGGGTTGGTTTGTGTGTTACAATTTTTGGAATAATGGCACCAGATCATGCTGGCGCTACAGAAAATCAAGAACAAGTTGTTGTTAGTCCTGCTCAACAGGCAGTTAATACAGCCCTTGCAACAGCCACTACAGAGGTTCAGCAAGCCATTGCAGCCACAGATACTGCCACCGCCACCATAGCCGTAGCAGTTGCTGAAAGGGTAGAGGCTCAAGCAACGGTAGACACATTGACAGCCACAGTAGCGGTAGCACAATCAAATGTAGTATTAGTAGACACAGCCACTGCCACAATTAATAACATAAACTTAGCCGTCACACCAATAGATCAAAGTTCTCAGATAGTTATAGATGCAAAAAATACAATTACAACAGCCCAAACCTCTATAAATAATATTGACACATCAACTGCACAGGTACAAATATCTGAAGCCATTGCAGCAAAAACAACAGCAACAACAGCACAAGCCACCGCACAAACCGAACTAACCCAAGCCAACATTGCAATTGATAATGCTCAAACAGCAGTAAATAATTTACAAGCCACCATTGGAACTAGCACTAATGTTCTTGCTGGAGTAGATGATGCTGGTGTTCAAATGAACCTTCCGTTTGGAATGCAGATGGGTGGAACTGTTTATAACAATGTTTATGTTGGATCTAATGCAACCGTAACATTTGGTGTTAACGAAGGTCCTAATTATTATTCTACTCCAAGTGCACCATCCGTATCTATTGCTGGCTGGGACTGGACAACCTGGAGTACTGGAACTGGAATTACGTATTCAACTACTGGAACAAGTTTAGATATTGCATGGGATCTTCGCCCTTATCCACAACAAGATGCTTCAACACAAATGGTTCAAGTAAGATTTAATGCTGATGTGAATCCCAATGATGGTGCTTGGATGGCAACTGTTAGTGCTAATGGACCAATACCTAATGGAGCAAGATTTAATTATAGAGAAACTACAAATGGAAATGTAACTAATATTGAGGATATAAATTCTGGGTCAGGATTTAACGGACAAATAAGTCAAGGTGCAGCATTTACTCCATATGTAGACCCAAATACTTCAACAATTCAAGCAGCAGTAGATTCTGCAAACGCTACAATTGCACAGTTAAACTCAAGTCTTACTCCAGTAGTTGCTCAAAATACTACAAACACATCAGCAATAAATGCTATTAATACAACATCTTTAAGTAATGCCGTAAACTCAACGGTATCTAGTAAGACAAACTTACAAACACAATTAAATACAAATGCTCAAGAGTTAATTACAGCAATTAACACTAATATTCCTACACCAGCACCCATCATTACAATCCCAGCAATTGGTCCATTAATGTATGTTGAAGTAGATATGCCAACAGGATATGAAGGAAACACTTGGTTTTATCAGGTAGTAACTGAAGATCCTGACGCAGAAAATCCATATGAAGGACAAACCTTAAATACAGACGGTGCTCCTGCATCTATTGAATTAAGTGGTTTGACACAAGGTGCTACTTATACTGTTAGAGTTGCTAACTGGTCTGGACCTGTAAGTGAGTATACAGAGGTTGTTATTTCTATACCCGCACCAGAAGAAATTGTTATAGCCCCAGCCCCAGAGCCAGTTTTTATTTATGCGCCTGAACAAACCTTACCAGACGAGACCATTCCAACTGAAGAGGAGAATACAGAAACAGAAGAGATTCCTGTAGAGGAAATTCCTGTGGAAGAGATCCCTGTTGAAGAAGTGCCTTTTGAAGAAACTGAATCTCCCGAAACGGATACACCTGAATCTGATGAATCTTCATCCAACGATGAACTAGAAAGTATTCTTGAAGAAAATCAGGATTCTTTTGAAGAAATAGCACAAGATAATGATACCTTATCTGTAGAACAAATACAAGACATAGTTAGTGATTTAGTTGCAGATAGTGGTTTAAATGCATTTGAAGTTGCAGAAGTATTAGAGGCAATTGCTCAGGGCGGAGAGGTATCTGAAGAAGTTGCTGCAGAAGTTTCATCTGTATTATCAGAGGGTGGACTAACAGAATCAGAAGCAGATTTTATTACAGAAATGCTTTCTGCAGATGGAGAAATAACAACTGCAGAAGTTGTTAATTTGTCAGAGGCATTAAACGAAGACGGTAAGTTTACTTTAGTAGAAAAAGATTTAGTTGCAGACGTATTAGTATCATCAGCAGAGGGAGCACCAGTAACTGCTGCAAACATAGAATCGGCGGGACTTGAATATCGTGATCTTCCACCTACAATTCCAGTAGAGGTAAGAGAAGATGCAAACGGAAACCCCGTAGTAATTCAAGCAGAGGTAGCATCTGCCCTCCTTGTATTAGAAAGTCCAGCAGCATTATTAGATGCGGTTGCTACTTGTTTTAATCCAGATGAAGCAATTGAAGGTTTGACAGAAGAGCAAAAATGTGAGTTGGGTAAAGCCTTACTCAGCATGGGTGCTGACATGTCTATACCAGAACGTGAAAAAGCAGAAGATATTGTAGTTGTAACAATTATTGCTGGTCAATTAGTTGTTGCTACTGCACCTAGAAGAAGGAGATAAAATGAAAAAGTTAAAACAATGGGGTATGGCAGCCTTAAATGAGAACTTTACATTCCTGGGCTTCTTTGTAGCATGGGTGGTTTTAGAGGGTAGCGCAAAGACGGTAGTAGGGTATGTAACCCTATTATCAGTAGCCATATGGTTTGCAACCATAGGAATTCGTAAAGAAGACTAATACTATTATTGATAATACTATAAAACATTGATTTAATGTGTAGTATAATATAAATATGAAAAAGTTGACGTCAGCCTTACTTTGCGGTATACTTGTAATGAGCCTTTCTGCTTGTTCATCTCGATACAGGTATGAATGTCAAAATCCAGAAAATTGGAAAGAAGCAAAGTGTAATCCGCCAGTTTGCGAAGCAACTGGTACATGCACAAAAGACTTAGTAAAGGAAAATAACAATGGGTAAAAGAAGAACGCAAGCAGAACTAGATGGTTTATTAAAGTTTGTTTTAGGTCTTACTTTAGGGGCAATTTTATTTTTTACAACAATGGGTATTTTATATGCCTTAGTTTTTGTTGAGCAACCATTAACTGGTCAATCCGAAAACGATAAAATGTTTTTTAATGTTCTTGGTAGCGTAGCAACATTTATTACTGGAACACTTGCAGGTATTTTAATTGGTCAGTCTGGTGCAAAAGATATTATGGATGCACAGTTGTCTAACAAAGAAATGGATTCTAAAAATACATTAGCAGATAAAAAACTTGAATCAGAAATTGATGAAGCAAAAGCACGGAGATTAAACAAGCCTGATGGAGCAATGCCAGAGGAACAACCTGTTGATGTAAATTGGGATAAATAATGGCGGAGCAAGGTACAGCAGCCCGTCTTATTGAAGTTGCTACTGCAGAAGTAGGAACTGTTGAAGGTCCTAAAGACAATGAAACCAAGTATGGTAAGTTTACTAAAACAGATTTTCAACCATGGTGTGGTTCATTTGTAAATTGGTGTGCTAATGAAGCAGGAGTAAAAATTCCAAATACTGTTTACACTCCTGGTGGCGCACAAGCATTTAAAAAAGCAAACTCATGGATTGACGGTGACTTAGCAGATCCAGAGCCAGGAGATATTGCATACTTTGATTTTCCATCTGACGGGGTAGACAGAATTAGCCACGTAGCAATAGTAGTAGCAGACAACGGAGATGGAACAGTCTGGTGTGTTGAAGGTAACACTTCTGGAGATCCTAAAGGTAGCCAACGTAATGGTGGAGAAGTTTGTAAAAAACTTCGTGCCTTTAAGAAAAATAAAAAAGGAATTATGGTTTCTATTGTAGGGTTTGGTAGACCTAAGTTTGGTTCTGCTCCCGCAAGTACTGCTAAAAAGCCTGCTGGTAAGCCTAAAACATGCTCAGCATGTGGTCAAAATATTAAATAAAGGTCTTTGATTAAGCAATAATCATTTGCTATACTTAAAGGGTACACTCTGAGGGGATTTCTGTATGACTGTTCTTGCTGTGGTTCGTCATGAAAATAAAATCTACATGGCTGGTGATCGTGGTGCCTCAGATGATAATACTATTCTTTCATTAACAGCACCAAAGGTTTGGAAACTTGGCCCATATTTGCTTGGATATGCAGGGGCATTAGATGGTGAACGCATTCGTTATAATTTTAACCCATATGTGCCAGACATAAAAGATATAGACAAATTTATGCAAACTAAATTTATTAAACAACTTAAAAATTTTTATAATGACTGGTGGGTTGATACTGGTAAAGAGGCTGATCTTGGTTTAATCATTTGTGTTAAAGGACAAATATATGAACACAATGCAGTGGATATGTCTTTATCTAAATATAATTTAGATTATTTAGCAATGGGTTCTGGTGCTGAATATGCTTATGGATATTTAAATGCTACAGAAAAATCTAAAGACCCTCGTAAACGAGTTATGGGGGCGGTAAGTGCTGCTATTAAATTTAGTCCATCCTGTATGGGGCCAGTTGACGTAGTAAGCATTTAAAGGTATAATTTATATATGGCAAATTTTGATGACATATTAAAAGATATTCAAAGCGAAGCATCAAATCTTGATGAGTTTGAGATTTGGTTAAACAATGGAATTGATCGAGGATGGGTAACAGAACCATTCTGTAACACTCATGAAGGAGATCCTTATATGAGTGAAGAAGAGTCACAAGAATGGGAAGAGGGCGGAGACCCTTGTCAGGTTGTAATTAAAATAAACAACAATTAAAAAATAATTTAGGGGGTAAATATGTGTATTATTTGTGTATCTACTGTAACTGCTGTATCTTTATTAGCACCAGCGCATGCAACACCTGTTCAATCAGTTTCAGTAATTGAAAAAAAATATGTACAAGAAGATAAAATTATTAATAAATCTTGTTCTAAATCAGAATTAAATAAAATAAAAGGAAATACAATATGTCTTAAAAATGGCAAAACTTATAAATGGACAACAAAAAAGAATAGTGTAGCAAATACCCCAAAGGTAGAAACAACTAGTTACTCTGTTCCGTCTCAGCCAAGTACAAATATAGAAAGTTGTAAAATTAAAGAAAGCAATAGTAATAGACAAAATGCAGGACCCGCTATGCTTCCATCAGGTTTTCCAGGAAATACTATTGCTCAAAAAAGAGGAACAGTTAAGTGGGCTTTGATTCCCCTAGATTTTCCTGATTTAAATGGTGAGGCAAATTTTAGATCAAGAGTTGATGAGCAAATGAAATTGACTTCTGAGTGGTTTGATACCGTCAGCGAGGGTAAATATAAAGTTGAGTGGGTAGTAGCAGATAAATGGGTAAGACTGCCTGGAAAAACTTCTGACTATGAGATTTTACAATCAGTAAATCTTAGGGATGCTGCAAATGGCCCTAAATTATTTAAAGATGCGATGGTTGCTGCAGACCCATCCTTTAATTTTACGGGTGTTCAGACAGTAAATTTTATTTTACCGAAAGGGCAAAGTTTTATTCAAGAATCTTCACAAGGTTTTCCATGGGATGAAGCAGTAAAAAATTTAGTTACAAACGAAGGATCTGTCTCATCTTTTTCAATACCAGGAAAAATGTTTGATTCAAACAATAGGCAATATTGGTCTTACTTTGTACATGAATTTGGTCATGCAATGGCATTACCACATGTTGGATCCTCTCGTGAGCCTAACGCATTTCTTGGTTTAGATATTATGGGTAATCAAGATGGTGAGTCTAAAGAACTTAGTGGGTGGATGCGTTTTGTTGCAGGTTGGCTTGATGATGAAAAAGTTTATTGCAAACCATTAAATGACTTGCAAAATACTGAAGTTACTTTGGTGCCTTTAAATAATATTGAAAAAGGAATAAAAATGGTTGTAGTACCAATATCTCAAACAAAGGCAGTAGTTATTGAGTCACGTCGTGAAAACAAATTTTCTTGTCAAATGCCTTCTAAAAGAGATGGTGTATTAGTTTATACCTATGACGCCACACTTAGTCACGGTCAAAATTTTTTACAACCTGTGACACCTTTAGGTAGGGCAATTGAGTATAGTTCTAATTGTCCTGTGGTTGGATATTCAAATCCATTTCTTTATAAGGGTCAAAAGATAATTGTAGAAGGCATATCAATAGAAATAGTTGATAGTTTAAAATACGATAAGGTTAAGATTAATAAAAATAATTAATTATATTAATAATATAATTGCGAATATTGCATAGTGGTAGTGCGTAACCTTGCCAAGGTTAATGTGAGAGTTCGATTCTCTCTATTCGCTCTAAGTCCCCATCGTCTAGTGGCCTAGGACGTCGCCCTTTCACGGCGTTAACACGGGTTCAAATCCCGTTGGGGACGCACTATATTTAATTTTATCTTTATGATATAATTATTATGCTTGCCCAAATGGGGAGCAACTTAACTTATTCGCTTGAAAGGGGAATAAAATGGTAACACAATTCGCAATGGATCTATTCAATGATCCCTTTTTTATTGGCTTTAACAGAGATCTAGCCCGTCTAAATACTGCACACAAAATCAACTCTCAATCATATCCTCCGTATGATCTTCTTAAATTAGATGAAGACACATACAGGCTTTCGCTTGCTATTGCAGGGTTTACCAAGGAAGATATTAATGTTTCGGTAGACAATGGAACACTAATTATTAAGGGTGAAATTGTAGAAGTTACAGATGCAGAAGTTGTTCACAAGGGTATCGCTGGCAGAAAGTTTGTCAGATCGTTTGCTTTAGGAGAATACATGGAAGTATCTGGTGCAGAACTAAAGGACGGAATGCTACACATTAATGTGGATCGCATTGTTCCAGAAGAAAAGAAGCCTAAAACAATTAAAATAAAATAAAAAAAACAACCTAGGCATGTTGTAAAACTGCCTATTATTTGGTATAATTAATGTGGGTTGGAGTAAAATGAAATCAAATGAAAAGATAAGCACTTTAACAGATGGGGTATTTTGCATTGAAAATTTTTTATTCCCAGAAACCTGTGATTTTTTAGTTTCAATTTTTTCTGATAAAGATTTAAATAAGTCAGATAAAGATGGAGTGTTCGGTGCTTTTGGACAAGGAGAACATGAATTTTTTAATCTTAGTGGTGCTGAAAAAATATTTGTTAAAACAGATGTAAATAAAAAAATAGGCATTGATTTTTTTACAGGAATACTTACAAATATTGAAAAAACAACATCTGAAATATTTAATAAAAATCTTTTATTAAAGTCATACTTTTATAGCCATATGAAAAAAGGCGGTAAAAACGATTTACACGTTGACAATTACAATAAAAAATATTCAAATGATTATTCTGCAATACTATATTTAACAGACTCATACTCTGGTGGAGAAATAAACTTTCCAGAACGGAAATTAAATATAAAGCCAAAGCCAGGAACATTAATAACATTTATTGGAACTAAAGACCTTGCACACGAAGTAAAAGAAGTTATTGATGGGGACAGGGTAAACCTAATATGTTTTTTAAATAATAAAGAAAGGAGTGTTTAGTGGCTTCATATGAATATGATTGTATGCCTTGTGGTACTAGAGTAATAAAAGAAAGATCTATTAATGATTTTGATCCAGGATATAGTTGTGAAACTTGCAATAGATCGTTAGTTCGTGTATACTCTAATATAGGGTCAGTTTTTAACGGTACTGGATTTTATTCAACCGACAATAGAAAGAAGTAATTGGATGTATAATAGAACTATGGACAGTGTTACAAAAGATCATCCGAGCATAAAGCCAAAACAATGGGTTTTAAACTCAAAAGATCGTTGCGATAAATGCTTAGCCCAAGCGTTAGTTAAAGTAAAAGGCGCCTCTGGAGAGTTAATGTTTTGTAACCACCATTATGACAAAATAATGAATAAGCCAGAATCATATAAAAAAATGATGGCTTTTATGCTAGAAGTTATTGATGAGCGTGAAAAGTTAACAGAGAATAGAGCGATTGGGGCAATATAATGTATGAGTATTTTGTAAAAGAAGTAAAAAATGTAGTCGATGGAGACACTATTGATGTAGTTATTGATTTAGGTTTTGACATTTTATTTGCATCTCGTGTTCGTTTGGCTGGCATTGATACTCCAGAATCACGGACAACTGATAAAGCAGAAAAAGTTCTTGGTCTTGAATCCAAAGATTACTTAAAAAAATATCTCAAAGACGCTAAGTCTGTTGTAATTAAAACTGAAAAAATGAACTCATCAGAAAAATACGGTCGAATTCTTGGTTGGATATATGTAAATGGTGATACGGAATCATTAAATGATAAAATGATTAATGACGGTTATGCATGGGGATATCTTGGCGAAACCAAAATTAAAGATTTTGATGTATTAAAAAAGGCTAGAGCAAAGTCTAAAAAATGAAAACTGTTTTTTATTTTACTGCAGAGTGGTGTGGCCCATGCAAAAAAACAAAACCAGTTGTTGAAGATTTAAAAAAAGAAGGTTTTGAGTTTCAAATAATAGATGCTGATTATGAACAGTTATTAGTTGAAAGGTTTGAAATAAAATCAATTCCTACTTTTATATTATTTGAAAATGAAAAAGAAGTTAAACGTATAACTGGCGCACAAAATAAACAATCATTACTAGATTTTATTAAAAATGAGTAACGAAGAAGAAGACATGATTGAAAAACTTATTCTTGACGGGGGGCTAGAAACTGTAGGGGTTGACGAAGAAACTGGGGAACTTTTATATTCCTTTACCCCTAAGATTAAAAACCTTATGCCTGACTTATATAATGAACATATAACAGATGTCAATTCTTGTGTTATGCAATTATGGGAAAAAGGGTTTTTAGAAATAGATTTTTTTGCTACAGAGCCTATCATTACCCTATCAACAAAGGCTTTTGATCGAGTAGCAGTAGAAGGTTTATCTAAAAAAGACAGGTGGAATCTTTTTGAAATCATGCGGCTTTTGAATCCTAAAGCCTGATATAATAGATATTATGACATACTACTCAGATAACGAAGAAGAAGATAAATGGGACAACATGACAAAAGCATGTTGGTCTGGATATGAACAACGTGGCATGAAAGATAAAGGTGGGCGAATGGTTCCTAACTGTGTTCCAGTTGGAAAATCAGAAAACATGGAGGATGAAATGGAAAAAGCAAAAAAACCAAATTATAGCGAAATTATTAAACCACGTAGAGGTGGATCAACACCATCAGACCCTAAACTATATGCAAGAGTTGTACAAGCAGCAAAAGATAAATTTGATGTTTATCCATCTGCGGTTGCTAATTCTTGGGTAGTACAAGAGTATAAACGTCGTGGTGGTACATACAAAGCAGAATCACAATCCACAACAAAAAGTATTTGGGATGGATCTTTTAATCCTTTAAGGTTTAAAAAATAATGGCTAACAGATCTTCAGGTTCTTATTTTAAAAATTACGGATTTAATTCTTTACAAATTAAAAATGGCAGGATTGTTCGTTTAAGAAAAGACGGTACTGTAAAAGCAGATCTTGGTCCGTATCCAAAAACAAAGGCAGGGGTAACTAATGGCAAATAAAGAACAAAAGGGCAATGCTAATACAAAAAAAGAGCCTAAGATGACTCTTAAAGAAAAACGTGTTGCTAAACAACAAAAACGGGATAAGAAAAATGGCTGATACATACACTCCTACTTCTGGTATGAAGGCTGCTGCTCGTCGTGCATTAAAATGGAAAGCAGATGGCAAGGCAACTGGTGCAGGAACTCCTGTAGGTTGGGGTCGTGCAACTGATATTGTAAATGGATCAGCAATGTCTCTTAGTACTGTTAAAAGAATGTTCTCTTTTTTTTCTCGTCACGAAGTAGATAAAAAAGGAAAAGGGTTTTATGATGGCCCAGAGTTTCCGTCTAATGGCAGAATTATGTGGGATGCTTGGGGCGGAGATGCAGGATTTTCATGGAGCCGTGCAATTGTAGAAAGAGAAAAAAAGCAAGTAGAAAAGGTTTGGGCAGATAGTCCGTTTAATTTAAGAAAGTGGTAAAAAGTGGAGGATTTAAATATTGAAGAGTTAAAACAATTACTCATATTTTATAAACAAAAATCTTCAGATCTTGAGTTTAACTTATTACAAATGCAAATAAAGTTAAATAGGACTGACAGTCTTAATGAGTTGCCAGCAACAAACAAGACTGTAAATAAGAAATAAAGATATATAAAAATGAAAGAGTTAATAATTGTAGGCTTGGCATTGACTCTTTTTTTTTCTATTGTTGTAAATGTAGTAAAAAATAAGAAAAAAAATACTTCAAAGGTAATGCATCGCCAAAGCGATGTTCACAAACTTTTAAAATATTTTTTCTCAATTCCTTTGTATAACAATGAAAATAATTTTTCACAGTTGACAAAACACAAACAAAAGAGTATCATTAAAGTTATTGTTCTAGGTAATCAGGCATACTGGGTATCTAATAATATATTTTATGTTGCAGATGCTATTGACGGTAAAGTGCAAAAACATACCGCAAAGCCAGTAGACATAGAAGGTTTACCAAAAGTAGATCTAGATAAGATGCTATTTATATTAGACAGTTTAAGGGATGGAAAAAGAGATGATAGTGGCAGTACAGGGAACAAATAAATTTAACGACTATGGAGTTTTTATTAGATCCATGGGTGTTGCTATGTCAAATATGACTGAAGATGATACAGAGTTTATAATTTATTCTGCTGGGCCTGCTAAAGTTAATTCTTTTGTTTCAGAATTTTCTAATGTATCAGAAAAAGGAATGAAGGCTAGAGGTAAAAAAATAAAGTTTTATAAGGTTGCTCCTCTTTGGATGCAAGAAAATTTAAATCAATTAAATTATTTTGCTTTTTTAAGTAGTCCAAATGAGAAAACATCTAGGTTAGTTTCAGAAGCACAACTACAAAATGTAGAAGTTGGCATATTTAAATACTAGGGGGTATTATGTTAATAAGAAGTTTAAACACAATGGAAAAAATTGTTTCAAAAAATAAAAATTTAATTTGGCGAGGTTGGGATGTAATTGATTTAAAAGAATCTGATACAGCAAAAACCTCTGTAGTGGGCATTAGAGTAAAAGATAAGTGGTATCTTCATAAAGTTTACTCCTCTAATCGTAATGGTTGGAATATTCCAGACAAGTACAGGGAGTAAGTATGAAACAACATTTATGGAAAGATAATGCATTGTGTTTGGGCCTTGAAACAAATACATATTTTGATAAGTATGAAGATAATCTAGAAAGTAGACCAATTGTAGACTCTCTGTGTATGACTTGTCCAGTAGCAAAAACTTGTTTTGCTGTAGGTATATCAGGTAAAGAGTGGGGCGTATGGGGTGGAGTATACTTAGAGGGTGGTGAAGTTTCTAGGGAATTTAATAATCATAAAACTAAGCAGAATTGGTCAGAAACTTGGCAGTCTTTGACAATGGAGAAATAAATGTATACTCTTGATATGAAAAAAGCCTTTCATTCTGTTAATCCACCAAAAGGATTTAAAATTCAAATTATTGATAACGAACATTTTCTTACTGTAAAATTAGATGAAAAACAATTTAAAAACATGGTTCATGATGAAAAAATAGAAGCGTTTGAATATGTTATTAAAATAAAAAAAGTTTTAGAAATGAATGGGGCAATTGTGTTAGTTACTAGAGAGCCAATCAAATGAGTAACGTCTTTCCAGTATTTCTGTTAATCCTATCATTTTCTTTTGCAACCCTATGCATATTTATGTCTTTAAAGTTAAAAAAGTCAAAACTTTATATGGCTAAATTGCTTTTAGAAAACTTTGAACTTAATCGATATGCTGAAAAAATACAATCTACAAAAGAACTAGATGACAATGACATTCATAGAGAAAACTTCATAAAATTTTTATCAGATTCTCGTGATTGGGCTTTTACATACATAGAAGATGTGCAAGGCGGTTTAACAAAATTTGTTGAAGAAGTTGACCCAAGCATTAATTATTTTCGTGAGTTTGGAACAATAACAGAAGGTTATCCTTTAAACAATGATATGAAAAAAATATCCATTGCATATGAAAAATTAAAAAAATTTTTACCAAGCGATCCAGAAACAAAAAACTCATAATGAAGTTTTACCTTTTTGGAGGAAGCATGGATCCAGTAATCTTTAAAGAAACTTTAAGTGATGGTTTTGATGGAGTTATGTTTACCTATGACTTAGAAAACTCAGATATTTTTACATATTTAGCAAGTCAGCCTAATAAAAATTTAAAGGTTAAATGTTTAGTTGCAATAAGACCTTACACTATTTCTCCCCAATACCTTTATATGATAAATAAAAGTATGCATAAAATTATGCCAAATACATTGCAAATAAATTTTATTCAAGGTTACACAAAAGATTACGAAAAAGATTTTGGTGGAATTTTTGGAGAGGTTAATGATATGTCAGGTAGTGTTGATAAGTCTAACTACCTTGTTAATTATTTAGATGTTTTAAATACAATGCAAAAAAATGAAAAAAATAAATATCCTTTAGATTTTTATGTGTCAACAAGTAACAAATATGTAATGGAAGCAGTACAAAAATACGATAACAAAATAATTTTACCCTATAAAAAATATAAAAATAAATACTGGGCCAGAGAAGTACTACCAACAGGTAAGGTAGTTTATAAAGATCCAATAGATTTAAAAAATACTAAGGTTATGTTAGCCATAACTCCAATTTTAAGAAAAAACAAAGAAGACTTTGAAGACTTGCCAAAAGATTATGTAGATAGACCAGTTTGGCGTGAAGGAGAAAGACCTCACGCAGTGTCAGATGTTGTATACTTTACATACGAAGAATTTGGTGTTTTTTTAGATGAACTCAAAAAAGAAGGCATAGAAGAAGTACTTATGAATGCTTATCCTAATAGAGAATATCCAGTAATTAAACATTATTTAAAAAAATACGTAAGGAAACAATATTGAACTTTTTCTGGTTTGAAAGATCAAATAAAACTAACATTAAAGAGTTAATGGTAAATTTAGAAGACCTTGGGTTTTTAGGTGTTTTATTTACATACTCTTTTTATAATAGCGACTATTTTGTAAAAATTGCAAATACAATAGATCCAGATAAAAAAATAAAATATATGATAGCAATAAGGCCATACGCTATTTCCCCGCAGTACCTATGTATGGTTAACAATGCATTTAATAAAATATCAAAAGATAGAATAATAATAAATCTTTTAACAGGCTGGATATATGATAGTGAAAAACTTATTGGAGGAATACAAGGACCAGTAAATGATAATTCATCTAATATAGATAGGTCTAATTACTTAATAGAATATGTTAAAACTTTAACTGAAACTAAAAGTAAAATGCCTGATTTTTATGTTTCTGTAACTAATAAAATTTTATTTGACAATGTTTGTAATAATAAGGTAATAATTCCATATGATGTATACATAAAGAATGAACTTAATCTTGATTACAATAAAACAATGATATCTATAGTTCCAGTAATCAGAGAAACAGAAGAAGAGTTGCTTAATTTAAAAAAGATAAAATTAGAACAATCAGATGTATTTTATTTTACCGTAAATGAATTTAAAGAGTTTATAAATAGTTTAGAATTAAAAAACATCAATAATATTTTAATGGGTCACAACGATGGTGATCAAGAGTCTAAAAAACAAATAATGAGTTTTGTTGGTAGTTTTACCAACAAAGGAAAAAAATAACCTAGGAGGAAAAATGGAAAAAGTAATAAACGATAAGACAAAGGCAATGCTAGCGTCATATGGTCGCTCAGTTCTTGCATCAGGTCTTGCACTATACATGGCAGGCGTAACAGATCCAAAGGATCTATGGGCTGCACTAGTTGCTGCTATAGCACCCGTTGCATTGAGAGCGCTCAATCCAAATGATAAAGCGTTTGGTATTTTACCTGATGCTGCTGAAGTTGCAAAGGCTTTAAAGGCTGCAAAAGCACCAGCAAAAAAGGCTGCTAAAAAGAAGTAACAATCTTCTATAAGATAGCCAGTCTAGAAATAGGCTGGCTTTTCTTTTTATTCATTTATAATATTTAACCATTTATCTTTTAACACTTCAATAGAAAAATTATTAAAGCCTATTTTTACAGCCTCTTCTTTTATTTTAACTTTATCATTAACTATATACTCATCAATTAATTTTGCTAATTTATCTGGGTAGGCTTCATAAATATTCACCATTGTTTTTGTATTAAACTTACCTATTTTTTTTGAATCTACTAACCATTCTTTTGGAAGTATCTCATTATTAGGCGATACATCTGTCATAAAAACTGGAATACCACTAATCAAGGCCTCATTCATTGGCAAACATAATCCAGCATATCTTCTTGGTAATACCATTGCATCAAAATTATCGTATAAGTCTGACCTGTTTTGTACATTTGATTTAATTATTTTTAATCTTTTATCTTTTACATTAAACTCTAAAGGGGTTTGTGTTGTAATAACTAACTCATAATCTGCCTTAGAATATTGAAGCATTTCAATAACAGTATTTGTTCCATTTCTATCTTTTGCTGCTTTTTTGCCAGCAACATGCAAGATACGGTTATGAGTTTTACGTAAGTTGTTATATCTTACACTGTCAAATATTGAAGTATTTGTTGGTGGCGGAAGGTGGACTACTTTAGTTATAGATCCAAACCTTTCTTTAACTATTTCTATATTCCATAAACTTGGAGCAATCAGCACATCTGGCAGTAGCCACTCTGGATTTGACATATTTCCAAATAATTCATAGTTGTATTGAAGTATAGTTTTAATATTTTTTTGTCTAGCAAGGCTAATTAAATCAGCATGGTAAAACGTTTCACAACTTATAACTACGTCAATGTTTTCTAAAAATGATATTACTTCTTTTGTACTGGGCATACCCCTTAAAGTTTTAATAACATTATAGTTGTCATACCACTCTGGGTGCTGCTTGTTGTTGTTAAAAAAAGAGGAATCAATAAGTAAAATCTTATCTGGATTAAGCATGTCAACTAACTCTTTAGTTTGATTACCGAGGCCAGTATTGTCTGATCTTGCTATGATTCCTAGTCTCATTCGGAATACCCCCAAGTTTCATCGTCTGCCGTAAATTTACGGGTACCTTGACGACCATCTAAATGATAAGAACTCTTAATGCTGCCTTCAGGATGATAGATCCAAAGTTTGTGTATTTCCCAGCCCTCTTGACTAAATACATCGTATGGAGCAATATCATCTTGAATTGCCCCATGAAATGTATCTTCTATAAAAAATTTATCCTTGCATCTTGGAAGAACAATATCTCTATAATATTTTTTTCTACTTAGGTGTGGTCTCTGACTCCATTGCATAGTTTTCATAAAACCATCCTCTAAACCAAACATAAGATGTTTGTGATCTTCGGGTATGTGTGATTCAAAATGAAAACGAATAGTGTTAGCCTTATTATACTCAAACATATCTAAACATTTATTCCAATCTATCAAGACGTCTGGTGTAAGCGGGGCATCTCCTTCAATGTAAAGTAATAGTGGTGTTTTAATTTCTTTAATTGTTTGACGCATCATTGTGGTTTGATGACTATGTTCTTTAAATATAAAAGGTAGAATATTTTTATCTTTATGCAAACATTTCCATAAAATACGATTCTTGTATTCATCATAATCTTTTTTACGATTTTGCTGTTCTTCTCTAAGACCATCTATTTGCATAATAATTTCGTTGTCTGGAAAATGAACACGAACATCATTAATAGTTTTATCTATTGTTTCTGTGCTTGGATGGTTTGGAAGCACAGATGTAGCCATAACAATTGTTATATCTTTTTTATGCATTTAATTGGTCCATTAAATTAATAAATAAATCTCTTTTATATTTAATCCACCAACAAACAACTTGATGCATTTCAGATGTGTAGTTATTTAATAATTCAGGTAATAGGTCAGGCAATTGCTGCCAATTTTCAAGAGTTTTTACTGAATGAGTATCTTCAAATAAAAAGTTAAAAAAATCTGTATTTTGCATTTTTGAATCTAACCTATCTCCTATTGGTAAGCAAAGCATTTCAATTGCTTCATAAAATCTAAATGAATCAATAACCATTGCTCCGCTAGGACAAGGAACAATTTTTGAATTAAACATTTTATGATAATAATCTTTTGGTTTTAATCCTTCTGCAAATCCAGTTGTTGGATTATAAAAAGAGTTAGGTATGTTAGGCATAACAGTTGCAAGTTCTTTTCTTCTTTGATGAGTTATTTGACCTGCAAAAAATAAATCATAAATCTTATCTTCATACTTTGGTAAGTATCTATGTAAATCTCTTGGTACACCCAATGCTAATTTATTATATTGTGCATGTTTCCTGTGTGGATATTGAATCCAAATTTCAATATTTTTATGTTTAATTTTATTAATTTTAAATGTAGCACTTTCATCTCCAGTAATAAATAAAATTACCCTATCTATTTTATTTAACTCTTCAGATATTTGATCTTCATAATCTACATTTTGTGGTCCAGGAATAACAACAAAAGCCCTATCTACGTTAGGCAGGGTTGTTACTCTTTTTGGTTTTATAACATTTTTATTAAAAAATTCTTTTAATAATCCGTAATCCCATTTATCAGCAGCACAATCTTCTTGTTTAACTGAATAAAGATATGCTTTAAGATCGTTCATAAAATAAGTGTACCTCATGCTGATAGTCAAGCAATGTTTCTTTATAGCCAATACCCTTAATAAACTGTCTTAAATCATGCAAGTATTCTTTCCAATACATCATCATAAATTCTGGGTGTCCAGATAGCCAAATCTTAGGTTTGTGGTCTCTAAGGACCCTCTCAGCCCCTCCTAGGACCCTCCATTCACTACCCTCAACATCAAGAGAAATTGCAGTAGGTGGCTTCATTCCTTTTTCATAAACAAGCGTGTCAATTTTTGTTTGACCATATTTATCTGCTTCATACTGAAGTTCTTTAAATCCATGAGCAGCCTCAATCGGAGCATCTGCTTCTGGTGGAAACTCGCCATAATAAATACGTGCAAGTTTGTTGTCTTTATCTGATGCAAAACCAGGTATGCAGGCAAGAGGCATTTCTAAATTATTAGCACTCCAAAGCAAAGGAAAGTGTGACCAAACTTTTGGATTAGGTTCAAATAAAACTACTTCTGCTCCCCACATTTGACATAGGGCAGGCATCTCTCCTTCTTCTGCTCCAACATAGTAAACAACATCGCCTTTACCAATATTTTCATGCATTGATTTTAATCTAATTTTTTCCCAACCATGTGGTTGATACCATTCTGGTCTATCTGCACGATGCCTTGGTAACATTATTTCAAATTCCCCGTTAACAGTAGCCTTAATCATTTCAGTCATTTTGTATCCACTCTACTAATGATACCTTTGGTATCCATCCAGTTAGATCTTTAAACTTGGCGTTAGAGGCAAGAGTTTCTTGCACCTCACCAATTCTTGGCGGTATAAATTTAATATCATTTGAAATCATATTAGCAATATCAAGTATAGAGTAGTTACTTCCATACCCAATGTTATATACTTCTCCAAATCCATTTTCAACCTTAGATGCAAGGATGTTTGCTTCTATTACATCTGATATGTGAGTAAAATCTCTACGCTGAGATCCATTTCCAACTACCGTTAATGGCTTTGACTCATGATATTGTTTTAAAAATAGTCCTATTACTGGTGCGTATTGACCCTTTAATGGTTGTCTATCTCCATAAACATTAAAATATCTAAGAGATATAGTCTTTAGTCCATAAAGATTGTAGTAAACTCTTGCGAGGTTTTCACCAAAAACTTTAGCAGCAGAGTATGGAGTTAATGGATCAGGTGATTGTGTCTCCTGGTTTGGAAGCAAAGCCTTTTTGCCATAAGAAGAGGATGTGCTTGAATAGATTAGTCTATCTACCTTGTTAACCCTACAAAGTTCAAGAACATTGGCTGTTCCAACTGCATTTGATTGAATAGATTTTTTAGGGTTTAATATTGCTGGCTGTATTCTTGCATCAGATGCTACGTGAAATACGCAGTCAACATCTTTAAAAAGTGGTGCAATTAATTCATAGTCACAAATATCATACTTATAGTTTTGTGCTTTATCATTCCAATAGAATTGTTCATGACACTCTGCAGACTCATCATCAACACAAATAACATCATGACCAAGACTAATTAATTTATCAACAAGGTTTGATCCAATAAAACCAGCACCACCAGTAACTAAATATTTCATTTTATGTTTAGAGTTTCTAATATGTTAGCCCATCTGTGAACATACGTATGTTCTTTTTTAGTTCTTTCGTGTCCGTTAAGTCTGATTGCTTCTCTTGATACCCCGTCCAACAAGTACTTATCTATTTTAGTTTTTAGATCTTTAAGGTTGCCGTGTTCATAAAATACAATTTCATTTTCATCCTTAAAATATTCTTCAAGACCTTTAATGCGAGGGTAGATAGTAAAACCGCCACGACCAGTGCTTTCAAACAACCTATCACTAGTGTAGTACGGATAGTTAAAGTTAATGTTTAAACTATCACCTATGGCTACTTTGCTTCTTGCATAAATGCGATTGAGCGCTTCCCCACGCACAGTTCCAGTATCTCCATCGCCACCAACGTGTAGGAATCTTTTACCGTATGTTTTTCGTAAAAAGTCTATTAATTGTGGACGGTACTTATGCTCATGATGATATCCTCTGCTACCAACAAAGATTATGTCATGCTCAAAATTGTGTGGATCATAATCTTGATGAACATAACATTCTTTATCATACACACCAGCAGGCAGAAAGTGTCCTTTAACTTCTGTATTTTCATTAAACCAATCACACATTAACTTATCTGTAGCAAAAAAATGACCTATGTTTGTGTAAAAGTCATCATTCTTTAAATCTTTTTCACGCTCAATTCCAAACCATAAATCCAAATGATAGGTCATAGTTGGTATGCTAACAGCCTTTAATTCTTTTAATACATCTGTCATTGTTCTAGATCCTGGGGTTTGCCATCTATGTGTGTGTACCCAGATAAATAGATTAGATTTTAATGCTGCGTTTAATATTTCTGTGCTACCTGCTTTTTTTTCTTGCAGTTTTTGCACGGTATGCCCAAGAGATTCCAAAGACTTAGCATGGTGATTTTCACTACTATAAGGCACCTCAAAGTTACCAAGAAATACTATATTAGCCAAGGATCCCACCTGTTCTATGTTTATAACAGTATACCAGATTCTGATATACTTGTAAGAAAGCGGGGTATTTAATGGATTTTGTTTACATTTGTCGTGATGGAGAAAATGAAGAGTTAAGATACTCTATTAGGTCCGTCTTACTTAGTTTTCCAGAAGCAAAGGTTTGGGTAGTAGGTGGAAAACCAAAATGGTATTCTGGTAATCATGTTTTTTTAGAACAAAATGATAACAAATATGCTAATGCTGTAAATAATTTAAAGGCTGTTTGCAATACCTCAGATATATCTGATAATTTTATATTAATGAATGATGATTTTTTTATTATTAAAAAAATAGAAACAATAGAACAATTTTACAATGGGCTGTTGTCTGAAAAAATAGATAAGTTTACAAAGATTACTGGATCATCAATGTATATTAGAAAACTTATAACAACAAACAATAAATTAAACAAGTTGGGGTTTACAAAGCCATTAGACTATGAATTACACGTACCAATGCCAATGGATAAAACGGGATTACTTTATATATTAAACCATTATCCAGAATGTTTATGGAGGTCAATGTATGGTAATTTATTTAATGTTAAGGGAAGTAAAATGGAAGATGTTAAGGTATATAAAAATAAAAGGCATGCTGCAAGATCAGCAGAGATAACTAAAAACTCTATCTATTTATCAACAGAAGATACAGGTTTAAGTTTAATGGTTGAAAATATATTTAAAGAATTGCTAACAAAACCTAGCCCTTACGAACAATAAGGCTATTCCCACTCGGCTAACTGATTATATGTAACTGAGTATTCTCCAGAGTATATCTCTGCATATGAAATCATATCCTTGTTATATGTCTTTACCGTGTTTTTATCTACTAATCCTGTTTTATATTTTTTACCGTGAACAATAGGAAGATGCTGTATTTTTTGAGATTGAAGCGCATCATTTAATGCTTGAATATATCTAGTTTTACCAAATTGTTTTGAAAGAAAAGATTGTTTTGGATATTCTTTTTCTATCCAAAGTCTTTCAATGTGATCAGAAGGTCTTGGATTTAGTATTCGCTCTACTTCGTTATGATAAATTTTTAATCCCCACTCACGCATATTTCTTTCATATTTTATTAAATTTTTATAGGTAGAATCTGCATAAGCCATAAAGTTTTTATCAAGATCAGATGTTAATACACCAGTTGCAAATGTTATTAAAAAGCAAGTAGCATAAGGAAATTTATCTGTATACTTTATTATTTCAAAATGTAAATTTGGATTAAAAGAATTAATAGAAATATTGTCAGAAAGTAATCGCATATGGTTACCAATAGAAGCAAATTCTGGCGTATTCATATCACAATCTACAAAAAGACAATCTTCTGGATTAATTCCATCAGCAAGGGTTAAGATGTTTTTATCGTATGCGCCTACAACAGTTGATCCATTGTATCGATTAATTAATTTAGCAGTCATAAATCCATCAATATCAGGAGAAATAATTAATTGTTTAGAATACTCTAACGTATCTAATATGCTAGTTTTTAAATTAGGTTCCATATTAATCGTTGGTACTAAAAAATATTGCTGCAATAAAAATAATAACTATAGAGATTAAGGTGTTTTTAATAAAATTATTAAATTTCATTTTGTCCTCTTGCTATTGCTGCAGATATTTGAAATGCTTTAGAAGTGCGACGAGACTTGTTAAGACCTTTGGCTTTCCAAAGATCACTGGTACCCTCAATGTCCTGAGCAATTTGTTCACGAATTTCTTTAACAGTCTCTACAATAAAATGCCAAATCTGTTCTTTATGTTCATCTGATAATTCTTCGGTCCATTTAGTCATTTTCTTCTTCAAACTCCCTTAATGCATTAGAATTGTTTAAACAAAATCCACAGTCGTTATTAAACAATTTACCACCACAACGACTACAATAACTATTCATAAAAAGATTCTACTAAGTTTGTCCATAGTTTCCACAAACTAAAAGAAATTAAAAATGCAATAAACATAGCAAGTAGTTTCTCCATATAATTAGTATATCAAGTTACATTTAAAAAGTCAAGAAACTAAGGTATATTTATCTTTTGATGAAGAAATATAGTAAGTCGCCCATTTATTTTGTGGTCTTTCAAAAAGACTGCCTATCTTAGCAAACACTTTTGCTTTTAATTTGTGGTTCTTTTTTTCAGACCTTATCTCTTTTAAAAGAAAAAAAGTAAAAATTGATCCAGAAACATTTCCAATAAATCTTAAAAGGATGTTATTGGTTTTTTCTTTCTTAATAGGTTTTATCATATTAACAGTATACACCAAAACCATCTGGCTTGCATATACCTTGAAAATAGGATATAATTAATCCATATGAGTATAAAAATGAAAACTCTGATTTGGGTGCAGGGATTGTTAATTCTAATCCTGTCTACCGTTTTATTATTTTTAGGTGGGGATTTAAAGCAGTCTCGCAAAATGGCGTTAGATCAATCTAATTACTGTATAAGATACACAAGTGATATTATTGCAAGCAGCCGTCTTGATTTAATAAGAGAACAAGATGCCCATGTTCGAACGGTAGATAAGGCAAACTCCGTAATAGATGATATTGTTAATAGGTATAACTCACTTGCTGCACGGTATAACAAAAGTACTGGTGGAACTAACTATGACCCACTTAACACATACTCTTATAGGATAAGACCTTAATATCAGTCTTTCGACGAAGCCATCCGACCTTTTAATAATGCTTCAGCCATTAACCTAAGTCTTAAATCTTCTTCTTGACGTTGAGGTTTTGACATATTGTGATATCTTTTATCAGACATACGTTTTTTGTTTTTAATGTATCGTTTAGATTTACGTTTAGAAATAGCAGAGTTGCTTTTTTTCATAACTTAATATCCGATATTTGATAAGAACTAGGATAATGAGTAATTGATCCATCAACAGAAACTAAAAATTTTTCAAAATTCCATCCAATGTCTTTACCACCAGTAGCCTTTTCCTTACAGTATTTGTAAATTGGATGAGCATTTGGGCCATTAACTTCAATCTTTTTTGAAATAGGAAAACTAATTGAGTAGTTAGTTGAACAAAACCCTTTTATATCTTCATCTGTTCCTGGTTCTTGATTTCCAAATTGATTACAAGGAAACCCAATAACAAAAATATTATCATTTTGTATTTTTTGTAAGTCAGCGTACTGTGATGTATATCCACAATAACTTGCAGTATTAACAATTAATAGATTTTTACCTTTAAAATCTGTTAAATTTATTGTATTACCAGAATTATCAATAAACGATAAATCATAAATGCTCATAAGCCTTACCCCCGATTAAATATATATTTAAGAATTAATTAAAGAATTAACTGGATTAATAATTGATTTTTCGCCAGCCATAAGTCTTTCAATATGGTCACGAATAACTGCATTTTCTTCATTAAAGATGTATTCAGATCTATCAGGACCCATTTTTGCAGGATGTCCAATTGCTGCAAGATCTTCTTTAAGAGTACGTTCTACATCCCAGTTTAGGGTTGTAGCAGGATAGTGCTTAACTACGTAGCCATCTTTGTCAATTAAATATTTTTCAAAGTTAGCATTCATAAAAAACCCACCATCATGTTCATTTAAATATCTTGATTCGTAATTTGTTTTTTCTACTATTCCAAGTTCTCTTTTTTTATTTGCTAATGCATAAATTTGCTCAGAAATTTCTAAATAAAGTTCGTGTCTATCTCCAAATGGTTGACCATTTCCATTAAGTCCTGGACCTTTGCCAAGCCATGGTGCTTCTAATGGAATTTCTGCGGGATTAGATACAATCATTTCTGAGAACGGGAATGTAACGCCATAAACGTCTTCTCCGTACAACTTAGAGTCCATACCACATGTAATACCCTTTGACCATTTACCCTTTGTAATGCTTGGACCACAAAAGTCATTAGTAGGAATTGCTACAACAGTAAAGTTTTCTCCAGCCATGTCTTCTTGAATCCATTGAATAGATTCCATTTGACCAGCATTGCCACAACCAACTGTTGTGTTAATAAGCATAATTGCTTTACCTTTAAATTGTTCAAGGAAGTTTGGGGTGCCCTCAGCAGAATCTAACTTAATATCATATATAGATTTCATGGTATTATTATATCATTATTTTTATAAAAATTAGTCATAAAATATCTAGTTCCCTTATTGACCAACTTTACCCCATGCTCATATTCTTCTGTTGCCAAGTGAATAACCATTGAATTTGCAATTGGTTTGTGTTTTATTTTTTTATTTATATAGACAATTTCTCCACCCTCAAAATCATCGTTAAGGTAATAAACTAATCCCTTTTTTATATTAGAATCGCCTCTTTCATCAACATGTGGCCGCATAGACCAAGTTGAGCCTGGATTAGAGGTTTGTTTGCTAAGTGTACGATGTATGATTGGTGACAAGTTTATATTTAAATTTGGTTCGGCAGGAATTATAAAATTATTAAACATTTCAATATATATCTGTTTCATTTCTATAACGTTATTTAAACTTTTTATTGCTATTTCAGGTTTTTCATACTGGGTTGTTTTACCTTTTCCAGTTAAAACATTTGTAGAATTCCAATCATTATCATTTTTTGCAAATTCCTGTAAAGTTTTTAAATCTTTTTCAGATAAAATATTTTCAATGTAGTATATCTCTGAATCAAGATATTGCTTAACAATCATCTGCTGTGCTGACTGGTGCTGTTTCAATATCTATAAATGAGTTTCCATATAAAGTGTGCCTTGAGTTAGGACCAAGAACCTTGTTTACCCTATGAGAGTATTCATCTCCACCAGGAATCACTGCAAGCATACCAGCCTTTGGTTTTATTTTAATTGGTAAATTTTTAAATTCTAATTCTCCACCCTCAAAATCATCGTTAAGGTATAGACTAAAAGATGCAGTAATGTTGCTTTCTACTCCAGGATCTCTATGCCAATACATTGCAAAGTTAATATCTTTTACAGCAACACCATATTCATTTAAAAATTCTATGTTTGCATTTGACTCAATTTCTTCATCTGTCATATATTTAAATGTTTGCAAGGTTGCGTGTCTTTTATATGTTGGAGGTAAAACAGAATCAAGTCTATCCCAAACGCCACCTGTTTTAGAAAATACTGGCAAATCTATTATTTCTGAATTTGCATTGGGAAACTCTATATTTCCATCTTCATCATATCTTGGCACAGTATTTAAAAACTTATTTAAAATATTTTTATAAGGAGATCTCATTGTTGGATACCAACCGTTTAAATCGTCAGTTTGTGACTTAAACCAGTCTAACTCCTCTTTAGTTAAAAAATCTTCTATAATCCAAACCTTCTGGGCTTCGTCTAGGTATACTTTTTCCATGTTTAAATCATACCATATTTTAACTCTAGTAAAGGAAATATTGGATGCTATAATATAAATATAAAAGTAGGGGTATAAAATGATAAACGTAAGTCCTATAGAATTTCCTGGTATTGAAAACGTAATAAACAACTCAGAATACTATAAGGACAAGTTGATCTCTGACTCTGTTATATGTTTTAGAAATGCCAACTTAACAGAAAAAGAACAATTTGATTTTGCTAAAAGACTTGGTAAAAGTATAGGTTGGTCACTACTTAATAGTACTAGCAAATATATAGAAAATCATGTCCGCAAATCTGATATTGTTTCTGGACCAGATGATGTTATAGTTGAATGGCATGTTGAACATACATATTACACAAACCCAATAGTGGCTTCAACTTGGAACATGTATAACTTTAAGACAAATCCAGAAAATGGAAAGACATATTTTGTAGACACTAGTCTTATATTTGACATGCTTTCAAATGAAGAGCAAGAGTTCTTAACTAATAGTATTATTACTGAGCCAAAAATTGTAAAAGATTCACAATTAAAGGCGGGATTTATAAATGAACATACTAGCCTAGCAGACAACTACCCAATCATTGCTAAACACTGGTTAACGGGTAAGCCAGTAATTAGATTTACAATCTTACCAGCACCTATGATAGTAGACTTAGTATCATATAAAAACGAATCCCCAAGCAAAAATGAGTTAA